CAGATATCCACACTGGCCGCTGTCACCTTCATTGACGATGCCAACGCCGCTGGTACGGCGACCACGTTCTCGGCTTCCAAGATCACCTCCTTGCTCGATGCCCTCAAGGCAGACTTGCTCGGTGGTGCCGATGCAGCTTTTGACACGCTCAAGGAGTTGCAAACGGCCATTCTGGCTGACCAGACAGGTATTACTGCGCTGCTTGGCGCTGTCGACAAGCGTGTGCGCTTTGACGCGGTGCAGGCGCTCACAGCCATTGAGCAGGACCAGGCACGCCAGAACATCGCAGCGGTCTCTGTGCTGGACATCGGCAACTTTGACACCGACTTTGTGGCGGCATTCGAAGCTTCCCTGGTGGCCTAAGCAGTTCACTTTGACTGATTGACCATGAATCTGGCCCAACACGTCACCGAACTGTCACAGCGCCTGGCCCTGGAACTCAAGACCCGCATCACCGCCGATCACCCAGGGGTTGCCAAAGCCTGGGTGTGTTTTGGTGTCAGTGGCTCTGGCGACCAGGCATCGGTGCTTGTTCGGGCTGGGTTCAATGTTCAAAGTGTCACCCGTACTAGCACTGGCCGGTTTCGAGTGACGTTTATCTCGCCCATGGTGGATGCCAACTACTGCTGGCAGGCCTTTGCACGCAATGCAGGTCAACAAAAAACCATGAAGTACGCCGCAGCCCGGGTGCTGGCTGAGAGCAAGACGGCCGACTTTGTCGAAGTCATCTGCGCTACAGCCAGCGGCACCTTGTCTGACACCACCGAGATCAATCTGACCGTCTGGCGCTAAGGCCCGAACAGAAAAACCACCATGTCCTTCTCACAAACCCAACTCGAAGCCTTGCAAACGGCACTCACTCAAGGCGAACGTCGTGTCTCCTTTGGCGACAAGACTGTCGAATACCGCTCCGTTGACGAACTCCGCCAAGCCATTCGTGAGGTCAAACGAGGACTGTCTGAGCAGGCTGCATCCACTGGCATGTGGCCCGGTGCGCCGCGCCAGATCCGCATGACCACCACCAAAGGCTTCTGATGGCTTGGAATACATCACGTACGCCAGCGAGCTGGCTCGGAAAAATCCGCAGCCTGTTTGGTCAGGGGCCAGTGCATGAGGCAGCAGGCCGTGGCAGACGCGCACAGGCCTGGATGCCTGGCAACCCTGGCGCTGTGTCGGCGCTCTTGGCCACCAATTCTGAGTTACGCACCAAGAGCCGCGATCTGGTGCGGCGCAACGCCTGGGCGCAGTCTGGCATCGAGGCCTTTGTGGCCAATGCGGTCGGTACTGGCATCAAGCCGCAAAGTCTGGCCAGTGACGATGTGTTCAAGACGGCCGTGCAGACGCTGTGGCGTGACTGGGTGGAGGAGGCCGATGCGGCAGGTCAGACTGATTTTTATGGCCTGCAAGCTTTGGCCTGTCGGGCCATGTTGGAGGGTGGTGAATGCCTGATCCGGCTGCGGCCGCGCCGACCTGAAGATGGCCTGAGTGTGCCGCTGCAACTCCAGCTGATCGAGCCCGAGCACCTGCCCCTGAATCTCAATATCGATTTGGATTCTGGCAATGTCGTGAGGTCAGGGATCGAATTCGATGGCGTGGGCAAGCGCGTGGCCTACCACTTGTACCGTTCCCACCCCGAGGATGGCAGGCTGGCACCCATGTCCGGCCAGGGTGGTCTGGAGACAGTTCGCATCGATGCCAGTGAAATCATCCACCTGTACAAGGTGCTGCGCCCGGGACAGATACGGGGCGAGCCATGGCTTTCACGCGCCCTGGTCAAGCTCAATGAACTCGACCAGTACGACGACGCGGAACTGGTTCGCAAGAAGACCGCCGCCATGTTCGCAGGCTTTGTCACCCGCCAAAGCGTGGAGGACAACCTGCTGGGCGAAGGCCTGCCGGATGGCAATGGTGTGTCGCTGGCAGGACTGGAGCCCGGCACCATGCAGATTCTGGAGCCCGGCGAAGACATCAAGTTCTCTGATCCGGCCGATGTGGGTGGTTCCTACGGCGAATTCCTGCGCGCCCAGTTTCGGGCGGTGGCAGCGGCCATTGGTATCACCTACGAGCAACTGACTGGCGACCTCTCCGGCGTGAACTATTCCAGCATTCGTGCCGGGATGCTGGAATTCAGACGGCGTTGCGAGATGGTTCAGCACGGTGTGCTGGTGCATCAGATGTGTCGCCCGGTGTGGGCGGCATGGATGAAGCAGGCGGTGCTCAGTGGTGCGTTGCAGGCTCCTGGCTTTGCCCGGGGTGGCAACGCCAAACGGCGGCAATACCTCGCTGCCAAGTGGATTCCACAGGGCTGGCAGTGGGTGGACCCCGAAAAAGAGTTCAAGGCCATGCTGCTTGCGATTCGCGCCGGGCTGATGAGCCGGTCTGAGGCGATTTCGGCTTTTGGCTACGACGCAGAGGACGTTGACCGGGAAATCGCTGCTGACAACCAGCGCGCCGATGACCTGGGTCTGATTTTTGACTCCGACCCCCGGCGCACCTCCAAAGACGGTGGCAGCGCGGAGCCCAACAGTCAGGCAGTTCGGTCAGCCCAGGACCAAAACACTCAATCCAGCGATCCCGTCACGGCTGACGCTTAAAGGATTTCCATGAACCTGTTACCGCATTTGGCGGCACGCCTGTTTGGTGCGCCGCTGCTTATCCATCGCCCAAAACTTGATGTCATCCTGTCCGTGCTGGGCTCGCGCGTCGGGTTGGCCGATTTGTCGGCACCGACTGGTTTTGTCCAGCCTGATCGAAGCGCTGCCCTGGCAGATACCGGCGCTGCTCAGTCAGGTATTGCTGTGATCCCCATTTATGGCACGCTGGTGCGGCGCACCCAGGGGCTTGAAGCCCAGTCAGGCCTGACCAGTTACGCCGGAATTGCCCAATCGCTGGAAACGGCACTGGCAGACCCGAGCGTTGTTGCCATCTTGCTCGACATCGACTCTCCTGGTGGTGAATCCTCTGGCGTGTTCGATCTGGCGGATCGCATTCGCGCGGCCACTGCCATCAAACCAGTCTGGGCGGTTGCCAACGACATGGCGTTCTCCGCCGCCTATGCGCTGGCCAGTGCTGCCAGCCGCCTGATCGTCTCACGAACTGGCGGTGTGGGCTCTATTGGCGTGATTGCCATGCACGTTGATCAGTCGGTCAAAGACCAGCAAGACGGAATTGCCTACACCGCCGTCTTTGCCGGTGACCGCAAAAACGATCTCAACCCGCATGCACCCATTTCGGGCGAAGCACACAGTTTTTTGCAGAGTGAAGTCAACCGCATTTATGACCTGTTTGCCACCACGGTGGCCAAACACCGGGGCATGGGCGTGAACACCATCAAAAGCACCCAAGCCGCCCTGTACTTCGGCGCCGATGCAGTGGCTTCTGGTCTGGCTGATGACGTGGGAACGCTTGAGGACGCAATTCTGCAGATCAATTCCATGCTGACCCCACCAGTTCCCTCGCTCTCCCGACTGCTTCTCCCTCAAACCCTCCCTGAAACCACCCCTGAAAAGGAAATTCCCATGACGCAATCCGTCCAACCCACTCCTGTGCTCGCCCAAACTGATGCCACAGCCGCCACGTCGGCCACCAGGTCAACCGCCGACGCCGTGTTTGCAGTCTCTGATGCGATTGAAGTCGCGCAAAGCTGCACGCTGGCTGGCCGAACTGACCTGATCGCTGGCTTTTTGGAGGCCAAAGTGGCACCCGCTCAGGTGCGCAGCCAGTTGCTAAACGAAAAAGCGCAGCAGTCCACGGAAATCGTCAGCCGCATTGATCCGAATGCTGCCGTGTGCCAGGAAATGGTCACTTCCAACCCGACTTCGCCCGACAACCCGCTAATTGCCGCCGTCAAAGCTCGAATCGGTGCTCGCTAAATCCCACCTGACCCCTCACTTATAGGAGAACTCCATGGCTGAAATCAAACAAACCCTCAATCTGGGCGACTTGCTCAAGTACGAAGACGAAGGCTTTTACTCGCGCGACCGCGCCACCCTGTCTGCTGGCCAAACCCTGGTACTTGGCACTGTCCTTGGGCTGGTGACTGCCACCGGCAAGGTCAAACAACTCGATCCGAGTGCCACCGATGGCAGCCAACTCGCCTGTGGTGTGTTGTTGCAGGACTGCGATGCCTACTTGGTGGACCGGGACGATGCACTGATGTTGGCGCGCCACGGCACAGTGGCCCAGCACGCACTCACCTGGCCTGCGGCCATCACCGTGGTCGAGCGCGATGCAGCAGTCGCCCAACTCAAGGCTCTGGGCATTCTGGTACGCCAAAGCGCCTGATCTACCCATCGATCTGCAAGCCAATTCGCCCCATCCATCCCACTATTTGAAGGAAAGCCATCATGGCCATCAACAACCCGTTTCTCAATCCCGCCTTTTCCATGGCATCGCTGACAGCCGCGATCAACCTGCTGCCCAACCGCTACGACCGACTCGACCAGCTTGGACTTTTCCCTGCCAAGCCAGTACGCACCCGCACCATCGTGCTGGAAGAAAAGGCCGGTGTGCTCAATTTGCTGCCCAGCCTGCCTGTGGGCTCGCCTGGCACGGTCGGCATTCGTGGAAAACGCACGCTGCGCAGCTTTGTGATCCCGCACATCCCGCACGATGATGTGGTGCTGCCCGAAGAAGTCTCTGGTCTGCGCTCGTTTGGTACCGAGAACGAATTTGCCTCCATTGCGGCGGTGCTGGCCGAGCACCTGGACAACATGCGCACCAAACACGCAGCCACCCTGGAGTACCTGCGCATGGGCGCTTTGAAAGGCATCGTGCTCGACGCCGATGGCCGCGTGCTGGTGAATCTGTATGACGAATTCAAGATTCAGCCCAAAACCATCAGCTTCAAACTCAACGTTGACACCACCAACGTGCTGGAAAAGTGTCTCGATCTCAAGCGCTACCTCGGCAAAAGCCTGATGGGTGAGCGCATGAGCAGCGTGCAGTGTTTGGTCTCGCCCGAGTTCTTCACCAAGCTCGTGACCCACCCCAGCGTGGTCGATGCGTATCGGCTGTTCAACGAGAGCCAGATTCTGCGCTCCGACATGCGCTCAGGCTTCCCGTTTGCAGGGGTCACCTTTGAGGAATACGCTGGTGAAGCCAGCGTACCCGATGGCTCCGGTGGCTGGGTGACCAAACCGTACATCGAAGCGGGCGAAGCGCATGCGTTCCCGCTGGGCACGATTGACACCTTTGCCACCTACTTTGCACCGGCTGACTTCAACGAGACGGTCAACACGCTGGGTCAACCCATCTATGCCAAGCAGGCACCGCGCCATTTTGAGCGTGGCACGGACTTGCACACCCAGAGCAACCCGCTGCCCCTGTGCCAGCGTCCTGCCCTGCTGGTGCGCCTGACTGCGACGTGATCGGGCAAGTGCCATGACCACTTTGGTCGAAAAAATCTACCGCGCCGCTGCCAACGTTGGGTTTCTCAAGGACTGCGTCTGGCAACCCGGCGATGGCAGCGCTGTGCAGACCCACTCGGTGGGTTTCTCTGCACCTGACAAGGACGTGCTCTCAGGCCTGGGTGTCAGCACCGAATACGAGATCACCTACCCGAACACTTGTCTGGTCGGGCTCAAGGCGCGTGAGACATTGCAGGTCGAGGGTACGGCGTACCAGGTGCGCGAAGTCATAGCTGTGGGCGACGGGTCCGAGCTGCGCGCCACGTTGATGCGGGTGTAAATCCAATGGCAACGCACTCCATTCGTGAACGCATTCTGCAAGCCATCTTCGGCGTACTGACTCCTGTGGCCACCGATCAAGCGGCTACCGTATGGCGAACGCCCAGTGTGGCCATCACGCGCGAGCAGTGCCCGGCGTTGGTGGTGTTTCCCGAGAGTGAGTCAATGGCTGAACGTGCCAACGACCGGGTCACCCGTGAGTTGACGATACGCATCACAGCGCTGGCGCGTGCCGTGCCACCCATGGTTGCCGAAACCGTGGCCGACGCGCTGCTTTGTGCGGCGCATTCTGCCCTGATGAGTGACGTCAACCTAGGCGGTTTGGCGCTCGGCATCCGGGAAGTCGAGTCCGAATGGGAAGTGGATGACGCTGACGGCGTTGCTTGCAGCGCTTCAGCTCGCTACCAGATCGCCTACCGCACCCTGGTTGCGGACATTTCCATTCAAGCCTGAATCACATTTTCATTTTTCTGTTTATCCATCCCAACTTTTAAGGATCCCTAACCATGAGTACCTATGCATCATTCCAGGGTCGTGTTTACCTCGGCAAACGTGACGTGGAAGGCAACCCCATCGAGGTTCGCTCACCCGGCAACGTGGCCGAGTTGAAACTCTCGCTCAAAACCGATGTACTGGAGCATTACGAGAGCCAGACCGGCCAACGCACGCTCGATCACCGCATGGTCAAGCAAAAGTCAGCCACGGTGAATCTGACCATTGAAGAATTCACCAAAGAAAACCTCTCGCTGGCTCTGTACGGCAACTATGTGGTCGGCACACCCGGCACCGTGACCAACGAGGCTTTAGGTGGTGCGTCACCATTGGTCGGCGAGCGCTATTTCCTGGCCCACCCCAAGGTGGCCAGCCTGGTGATCCAGGACAGCAGCGCTACACCCGCGACCCTAGTCGAAGGGGTGGACTACACCGTCGACAAGGACTTCGGCGCAATCCAGTTGCTGCGTCTGAACGATGGTGGAGAGCCTGCCGTGGCCTACGCCGCCCCTTTGAAGGCCAGCTACGCCTTTGGTGTCACCACCGAAATTGGCATCTTCACGCAGCCCCTTCCGGAGCGCTTCCTTCGGCTGGAGGGTATCAACACGGCAGATGGCAACGCCCGGGTGCTGGTGGAGTTGTACCGAGTGGCGTTCGACCCCTTGAAGGAGATTTCGTTTATTTCAAACGAGTACAACAAATTCGAGATGGAGGGCTCCT